CTGAGCCTAGTAAAGAACTTGGTTCTGAATACAAAGCAAAGTGTAGTAAGTGTGGTAAACAACAGTTACACAGAAACTATCACAGTTCTAACCATATCTGGAAAAGACGAGGCTAAAGATTTAATTGAATCGTAGAGTCGAGACTTGCCTTGATACGCATCTCTTCTTTTCTAATGTCTTTTGTAAGTTTTAAGAAAGTTTCCAACTCCATGGTGACTAAATGCTTTGCAACCTTGTCATTGACTTTGTGTGTCTGACATACGATAGGTATCTTATTGGTAGCAATACCAGCTTTTCTAGCTTGCTCCACAGCTTTTAGTGTTCTTGCACTTACAACCTTGCCTGCTTTTACTTCAGCAGCAAACTTAATAGTTTCTACATCCGGCACATCACCAGAGTGTCTACCAGTTACAGGGTTACGTTGTGCTTTGACTTTATCTCCACCAAGAAACTCAGCCCACTTTCTCTCCCAGTTTTTCCACACATTATTCTTCATAGTTCCTCCTTGGACAAATAGAATTTTTTTTAAGAATGTCTAATAAATATTATGGACAGTTTGGTTTGCATGAATTTAGAATGTTTAATTCTCAGAATGTATCACAACATTGTCCATAAATACAGGGGTAAGTGGACCAACGTATGAACCGTTCACATTGAACTCAAAGTATTCACTGGCTTCATCGTGGGTCATACCATCTCTATCTACTAATACTTGTAAACATCTCTGTTTGTCGTATACAGCGATTGTTTTGTTGAATTGGTACCCAACGCCTATGAAAGCCTCATCAAACCCGTCAGCGAGCATTATTTCAATGTCAGGGTTATCTCTCAAAAGAGTTTGATTTAGTGTTAGTGGTCTATCCATCTGGGGATTCTAAAACTTTCATACCTAATGCTATGATTCCTCCTGTACATCCCGTGGCTATCTCTGTATAGCCTTGCCACACACCAACAGCACTTAATATACCTAAGACGATAATCGCTAAAAAAATCTGGGGTCTAAGTTTGCCCATCATTTTAAACTCCTACACTTGTTTACCATTGCTAAGAATACTTCTTTGACCTCTAATAATACACCATAACTTCTTTTACCGTTAGTATCGGTGTCACCCATGGGTACTCTTTCTTTGTTCCATGTAAGTTCTTGAAGTATCTGTGTTGGTATTATCATGGCACCAAACTTGTTGCCTTTACTATCAGCAAAGACATGGACTTGGTAGTCTGCTTCAGTAACATTTAGCCCTGTACTTTGACCTCTACGTTCATCATATAGTTCCACAGCAATTTTCTTTGTGCGAGACCATATATCACGCTCAGTCTTTATCTCAACTAAGCGTCCAAAAAGTTGAGAGAACCAATGTTCCGACTCCTGACCAAACTCCAAGTCATGCCTAAAATCATAGTTTTGTTTAGAGTTACTTTCCAAACTCACATATCTCCCAGAATGAACACCACTTCTGTGTGCAAGCCCAACTACCTTCTGGTGCAGGCATAAACACTTGATTGTTTATTCCAGACTTAACGTGTTCAATACGTTTGTTAACTCTGTCTTTGTGGTCTTGTGTCACCTCGGCGTGATGGTAGAAAGTCTTTGGTGTGTCCAAGTCTTGAACCACAGCCATTCCAACCTTGTCTACGTTAGCCATGTCTGCATACTTTACAAGTTGCACATCCCTAGTCAGGTCAGGTGTCACGTTTCGTTTCTTGACTTTGTTGTCGACAATAACGCCATCGACAGTGATAAAGTCAGCAAAGCCTTTGAACTCTTCACCATCGTTATCAACTTGCACAAGTTCTACTTGCACTTCTTTAGCCTTGAACTTATCACCAAAGTCTTTGTGGTAAGTTGCAGCAAGTTTAGATGTTCTATCCTTGCTCTTGTCTTTTGTAATGTCATCCTTCTCCCAATCAAACGTGTCGCTGTCCTGTTCTTTTTGATGAACATCAACAGCAAAGTCTACGAATTGACTTTGAGTTAGACCATTGTTTGTCTGTGCCTGCAGAGAGAAATGTTCGTTGGCAGCATTGTCAACGCTTGTCCCTCTGAGTACAGCACTACCCATCTTCTCAGGGATACCTTCGACATACCTGTAGTAGTATTGCATACCACAAGTCATGTACTTTCGTATCTGAGATACAGATAGATAGCTTCTAATTGTACCTTTCATGTAACCTCCTAATCACACTATGTTTAATTTATTTACTTGTTCTACACAGTAATCACAAGTCATTGGCTGTTCCCATTTGCATTTGCCTTTGGGACCCCATATACAACCTTTCATACCGTGTAAATTCCTCAACCATTCTTCCATGTGTTCAAGCATTGTCATTTTTTCCCAGAATTTTTCCCAGCGTTCTTCATCCTCGACAATTTCATCTTGAAAATATAATTCCTTGAACTCATCTGTGCACCATGCAAGACCAGCTTTTAACTGACCCATTGATTTCTCTTTGTCTGTAAAGTCTACTCCCATGGTAGTTCATCCCTCTTCTCTTGCCTCATGCTCTCAGTCTCACCAAGAACTACAAGCGTGCTCACCATCACATCTTTGAATCTATCTACCACAGCAAAGTCAAACACTTGCTCCAGTTCATCCAAAGAAAAGTTAGATGTAATCATCGTCCTCATTCTTCTTGAGTACCTGTAATCTAATATCTCATAGAACAGAGACCTCACATAGTCAGTTGAGTATTCCCTGCCCAAGTCATCAATGATTAGATGCTTTACATTCTTAAGATGGTTTACATACTCATCATACTTATCGGTGTCCATGTAGGACTTTACCTTTGATGCGAGTTCTGCTGATGTCATGTAGACAACCATTTCTTTTCTACCAATTATCCAAGATACAGATGCTTTGGCAAGATGAGTCTTGCCCACACCAACATTACCAAGCATAACCATCCAAGGACTTTTATGTCCACTTGCCCAGTCAAATGCAGATTCTTTTGCAATCTTGCATTCATCGTTTCTGAGTTCATAGTTGTTGAATCTTTGGAAAGTGGTCTCGCCTAGACCAGACACACCCCAAAGATACTTGCTGTAGTCAGCTTTATTTAACTTACATATACAAGCAAAGAGCCTGCCAAAGTTTGGGTCACCAACAGGAAAAGTTCCTGAAAGCCAACCAGTCCCACCACAGACACACACTGATGGTGTCTTGAAAGGTTTGCCTGCATTAGCTTTTGCTCTTTCGTTATAGTCTTGAGTGTTCTTGACGTGTCTTTCTGTAACAAGAATTTCAACTTTAGTTCTCACACTCTTTGGTAATCTCTTCCAAGGGATAGCAGGATAACCTGCCTCAACTGCTTCATTCGGTGTTAGATTCCCCGGGATGCAGGTCTCTATCAATTCCTCAGTAAATGCTTTGACTTCTTCTGGCGAGGTCATTGAGTTTGGAATCTTTAAACTTGTTCCCCGAACTATCGCTGAGTCTTCTTCCTCTTTGAGTTTTTTGACCAGTTGGTCGTATTTCATTTCTTTCATATTCTTTTGCCTTTCTTAGCCATGTCCTCAACCTCAAGTATGGGACAAATGTTTTTGGTTTAGTAGCCACCTCCCAGTAAGAACAAAACTCCTCAACAATATATTCTATGTTCTTATCTTTAAATTCGTCTTTGACAAATTGTATCTGTCTCTCTGTTAGATACTTAGTATCTTTAGTAACTAGTAACTTGTTACAGAAACTATTGAATCTGTCTATCCATGTCTCTTCTGTCACCCTTTTGTCACCCTTTTTGTCACCCTTTATTTCATACACTTGAACGTTACCTCTTCCTGTTTTATTGCTTATTCTATCAACTAACCCATCAGCCATCATTACCTTTAACTTTCTTTGTACTGACCTCTTTGAGACACCGACTGCATCTGAGATACCTGCAATAGATATCTCAGACTTGTGCTTAAGTATTGTTATGATTTTCTTTTCAATCACGACAATACTTCTTTTGATTCTTGTAAAGCTGCATCTGCTGAACCATCATCAACTTGTTCTATTTCATTTATTTCAATGAAATCAGATGTACTTCTAAGCTGTGCATCGTTATCAATATCGCTATGCGACATATCTTTAACTTTCTGTCCAGCATCTTCCTTAGAGTCTGCATCAACTTCAATGACTGCATAACTCATTTGGTTAAAGTATACTTTGTATTTCACGTTTAACTCCTTTCTACGATTGGTTTTCTAATTTGTTTAAAATCATCAATGTCTGCACCAGTCACATTCTCTTCCTCACCCATTATTTTATCTAACCTAATGGCTACTTTCTCTATTGCATGAGCATCATCTTCAGCCTCAACAATAATTGTTCTCTGCTTGGTTACATTAACTGTAAAATTATATCCTTTCATTATCTTGTCTTCCTTTCTAACGAGGGGCTGGGAAATTCCCCAACCCCTCAGTTATTTAGTAAACGGACACAGGAATAAGGCTGTTATCATTTACCAATTTCTCGGAGTACCTTATCGTTTTCTTGGAGGAACCTGTGCCCGATTAAATTAATTAATTGGTTGTAGGTTTTCGATAGAGCCGGCATCTTCAAGTCTACTCATGAAGTCATCGATAGACTCCTTAGTAATCTTGATGTGAGTACCGACCTTGATTGACTTTATCTTGTTTTCTTTTATCAAGTCGTAAAGTCTGTTTCTACCTATACCCATTAGTTCTTTAGCCTCGAGGACTGTGTAAAGCATTTTATCCATTGTCTTCACTCAATTCCCCAAGTAGTTCCTCAGCACCTAATACTGCTTTCCTAACTACTCTGGCTGCAGTTTCACTCTTCATGAAACCTGCTGATACTAATCCCTCACAGTGAGGTGCTAGTTCAATCAGGGCTTTCACAGCAACCTGTCTCTCAATAGACCTGTTCCTGCCATCCACACTGCCACCTGATGAGGCAACAGGCACGGATACTTTTTCAGCATGAGATTCTAATTCTCTGCTTGTTGGTCCACCGTCAACTGGTTCCCATGACTGGATGTCCCAGTAAAGTGTTCCTGATGATACCTTATTGATAGAAAGAAGAGCAATACCTTTGGCTCCTGCAAACAGTTCATGAGGTGGGTTCCAGAACCCATTTAACTCTTCAAGAATTACTTGATTAAACGGTCTGTCTTTAACAGGATATTTACCCTGCATTTTCACAGTTACTTCTACTGGTAAGTAGATTGCCCGTTGTCCTTTCATCTCAGATACTGACAATTCAATACTGTCATTCTCATGAGCATAAGGATTAGGCGTGTTCTCAGTTGTCATATTTACTCCTTTAACTGATTATTATTTACTAAAACGTTTTTTACTATACTCTTATTTACCATTCACTGCAACATCAAAATTATTTGTCTTGAGAATGCCGATGATTGGTATGTAGAAATCAGGGTTCACAATGATTGGTGAGTTGTGAATATCACCGGGGTCCTTGTATGCCCATTGTTTCTTATCAATGTTCTTGGCTATAAAACTTCTTGCCTCTGGGTTCTGTGATACCAGAGTTACAATCTCTTGTGTTTTATAAATAAATACTTGTTTCATAATTGCTCCCTAAAAAGACACGGTGACCCTGTTACAGGTCACCGTTTTGCAAAAGTTCTAATAATGCAATGTCTTGGTTGAGGTTGACTAGAAAGTCACAAATTTATATTAAAACTTGAACTCCTCTACGTCAATACCAAACTCAGCAGCTTTCTCAATGAGGTCTTCTTTACCCCATGTATCAAGCCCTTGATTTACGAGCATTTCTGTATCCTCGTAACTATCAAAACCTTTATCACGAATTGCTTGAGCAATTGCCTCTGCTAATTGGTATTTATCGATTGCCATATATCCTCCTACGACTTGTTGTTACTAATACGGTAGAGGGCATAGTTGATAGTTATTTAGTTAAGTCTGAAACCACACTCTGGGCATGACTGCACCACATTTGGTTCAATCATAGGTTGTGGCATCGTAGGCGTATAGTTTCCATAGGCAACATTAGTTGATTGAGTAATATTATTATCAGTCAATCTTTTTAAAGTTGCTTGGTCGTAAGTGCCTCGTTGTGTAATGTCCATTCCATCTTCTTGTGCTTTTATATTTGCACTGATGTTTTGAGACCACAACAATGAGTTAGGTCTAACCGTTGAGTGAATCTTGGAAAGAGCATTTACATCCTTAATGTAGGACATACTTTCTTTCTCAAAATTAGCACCTTGGTCTTCCTCATCAACAAGCATCACACCATCCAATGCAGATGCCTCGTTGACTAGACCAATCAATTTCATGATGTAGTTTCTAGCCACCAAGTCTCTGCTCATGGACAAAGGTATCTTCTGATGAACATTCAAAGAATACTTGAATTGAGTATCTTCAAGGGTCATCACTGGAATACCTAGTTCATAAAGCCATGGTGTTTCTGCTTCAAAGATTTCCACCTTTGTTTTCCTTTGTAGGTTTTTCATTGCGTTGATGCCATCAATCTCTTGCAAGACTGGAGTTGGCATTGTTACTTCAACACCGTGCTTTGACTGAGGTCTTGGAATAATCTCACCATTGACGACATAACTTATGCCTTCTGGTGGTATTACATTACTCAGCATTTCCACAGCAGTTTCAAAGTCTCCCTTCACCATAGGTAATACAGCCTCAACCGTTGTGCCTTGGTGGTAGTTAGGGTCTTTGTGTTTAGTCGTATTCCTCACACCATCTTTGAAACTAACGGTGTAATTCCTAGTCTTAATCACAGCTTCTTTTGAAACAGCAATGAGTTGTTTCTCACCTGCATTGAACCTACCTGCAACAGTAGGGTCGTTTCTCTTTTCAGTAGTCCTGAAGAGAGTATAGATGTCGGTTGGGTCTTTGAAACCACCACCGTCATCTTGCACCTTAAGTTGTGCAGGTCTGTTGCCATCCTTTGTAAGTTCTACAATACAAGAGGTTGGCGTTACAGCACCTTCAACATAGCCCAAGAATTCATCGAACACATTGGTCACTAGTTCAACTGCGTGTCTCCATGCAGGGACAGAACCAAATAGTTCTTTGAGTCCTTTGATGTCTACTTCAAATGCAGATTTAATTCTGCTTACAACTTTCTTAGTCATAATTTCCTCCTTAATTATGCCCTCTACTAAAACGATATTGAGGAGGCGTTTAAGCCTCCTCTACTGAATTCACTTCCCATTTAGCATCAACAGGCATTGTGACATCTCCTTCTGCTATCACTTTGCTGTGTGCTTCCCATTCATTATCACTTTCCAATTCAAAGTCTTCTTCAAACTGTTCAGTTACTGTCCACTTGACTGTGTATTTTTTAGTCATCATCCACCTCCTCTATGTCAAGGTCATGACTGTCTCCTTCACCTGACTTGATGAATTTAAGTTTTACCTCAAGACCCTCATAGTCTTTTACATCAAGAGTTTCATCTTTCTTGATTTCAATCCATGCACACTTAGTCATGTCAGTCTCCTGACCTTGAGCCAAATCATCACCATCTCCCCAATAAAATACTTCTCTTATTATTTCTTCGGGAAGTTCTTTGTTTGTTACAATCTCATAGCACCTAGTTTGTTCTTGGTACTCTTCAAGTTTGTATGTCTTAGTCATCATTACCTCCCTTCAGTTGCTTGTTGAGTTCATCTATTTTTTCTTGAACCCATACAACACCACGAGTATTGATAAGACTGTGAAGATTGAAAACATCAACCTCTTCTGAGATTTGTGCCATCTCTTCCAATTTTCTTTTAACATTTGCCACTTTACCTCCTTGCAAACATTGTTTATTACTAAGACGAGACTCACAGGAGGGGCTTGTCTGTGAGCCAAGGTTGTTAGGCTAGAGCAGGCTCTAGCACTGTGTTTGACAGATTTGCAACATCCCAACCGAACTTCTCAAACTCAGTAGCCCTGTCGTAGTCTTCTAAGTCTTGAGATGCTCTTGTTACAGCGTTTGTAAGTCCCCATTTAGTTGTGTCACCACCTTTGATTAAGTGGTTCAATACTGAGTCTTTCTCATCCTCTGTAAACCTAAACTGTTTCTGTATTATTTCAACAGCATCGATAGGCTTTGCTATCTCAGTTTCTGTAGTTTCCCTGAGTTTTCCCAACACATTATTGAACCCTTCATTAGACAACACATTCCTCACTACATCTTGCACCTGACCAACTAAAGCCTCGCTTGTTTTGTTCAGTGTGTCTCTGCTGAGCAAGTCTGTGATGTCATGTGATGCACCAATGTGTCTTCTTCTGAAAGATGTTTCTGCAATCATACCGTTCATGCAAACTAATCTTTCGATGAATGCTTGAACATTTACAGAACCATATCCAACTTCTGAATTACTTACGATTACACCACCTCTGACAACGTCACCCTTCTCAATCTCACCTGTAAGTTTGTCAGTTACAGCTTTGATGTAGAGTTTTTTCTCAGTAACATTGGATGAGATAATTTCTAGTTTCTCATCAAACATTACAGGCAACACAGCCTCGGCGACATCTTCATTATCAAAAGTCAGATACTTGTTAGACAAGTCAGCCCTCATCAAATCCCAGAAATTTTCGTCTTCCATTTGTGCTTGATAAGTTCTTATCATTCTTTTGTTTTGAGTTTGTCCTAGCCAGTTGTTAACATTTTCTGCTAACAATACTGGGTTGTTGTTCATTACTCTCTCGTAGTAAGCGTAAGGAATTTGCAACCTTGTTGCTAGTTGTCTGTGTGCAGTGGATGTAATTTCCATTTTCTTCACATTTGAGTTATCAATAGTCATTAAGACTGGAGAGTCAGTTGTCCTATCGTCCTGTTCAACTGGAAGTAATTGCATACTCCTGCTGTCCACTACCATGTCAACTTTTTTCTCTGCTTGGTCTGTAATTTTCTGTGCTAACTCATTTATGTTTAATCCTAATTTTGGCATCTATGCCTCCTTTTGATGCCCCTCAATTTTTATTACTAAGACGATATTGAGCAGGAGGGTTACATTATCCCCCTGCTTTCTTTAATATCTATGATTTCCTCAATGTAATCTATAAATCTTAAATCTCTAATACTCATTCCACCATTTTCTTGACACAATTCTCTCAGTAATAACCTGAGATTTTTCATAGACCAATATTTATATTTTTCTAATTCTTTGTCGTCTGGGTGTAATTTTCTATATTCATCCATAATTTACCTCCTTTATGGATTGTTTTACTAAAACGATATACAGGAAGAGGCTTATGCCCCTTCCTTTCTGACTGCAAATTCACCACTACAAGTTTGGCTGTCATCACCATACTCTGTGCCTGTAAATTTAACAGTTACTTTTAAATCCTTTGGAAGGCTGTCATAACCTTGGTCATCCATCTCTTGTCTTACTTCCTCTGTGATGTCACTTTCTACATTGGCATCAGCATCGTCAAGTGACCCTACACCTAAATGGTATGTTGCCTCAAGAATTTCTGAGTTTAAAGGATAGTTAGAGTCAATGGCATAATGCCTTGTATCTTGCGACCACTCTTCAACCCAATATTTTTTTACTGTTTTTTCTTCACTCATATTTATTCCTCCTATATGAATTTTTATTACTAAAACGATAGACAAGGTAAAGGACTAAGCCTTTACCCTTTTGAAACCAATACCTGCAACTTCATATTTTCGTGCTACTTTCCATGTAGAGTCAATATCAAATTTGATTTTCACAACCATTTCATCGCCTACTGATGTAGACCGTAGTCCCCATTCTTTACCCTCATCATCAACGTGAAGTGGCACCTTGACCTCAACACTATCATCCCAATCCCAATTATCATCTTGTCCTTCTACATTTTCTTTTGACCAAGAGCCAAATACATTTTGAGTATTTTGATAAGCATACTCTAAGCAATGGTCAATGTTGTTCAAAAGTTCTTTAGGTATAGTGACAGTTGCCACAGTTCGTGGATTGTCTTTATCTCTAAATGCTTTGTGTATTACATCTATTTGCATCATAATTTTTACCTCCTCATTATGATTTTATTTATTACTAAAACGATACAATCGAGGGGCATGATTGCCCCTCATTCAACTAATTCATTTAATTGACTTGGGTCTTTTTCCCAAGGTTTAGTTCTTATGAATTCTATAATTCGTAAACATGCTTGGTCAGAAATAAAACTATTATCTCCAAGCAAATTTGCTGATTGGATGTGACTTATAAAAAGTAAAACCTGCTTAGAAGTTTCATGACTTAGTTGTTTGCCATTTTCATCAACAAAAACTTTTCTATTTTCTATGTTAATTTTCATTATTACCTCCTATGAAAATCTATTTATTACTAAAACGCTGTTGAGCAGGGTCAAGCCCTGCTCTTTGCTATGATAGAACAGAGTCCCTTAGCCCTGTTCGGGATTGTTTACCTCTTCTATTGTGTCAACGTCTGGGGTGTCTGGTTTCTCAGTTTTCAAAGAAACTGTAGAGATTTCATCAATCCCTGACATTGGATTTATAAACCCAAAGATTTTTATGTCACCTTTGAATTTGTAATCCACAGTTCCATGGTCTTCAATGAGCCGTATGCCGTTGCCCCAAACTTGTTGCATTGTGTCGCCCTGCTCATCTGTCCAAGTGTCTTGGTCTTTGTTGTATTCCCAAGCCATTTTGTCCGTGACAGTGACGTATCCATCTTCATCAAAAATGAATAGCATATCTTCAATGCCACCGTTTTTAATGCCAGTTTGTATAGCCTCACCGAGGCTTTGGTCTCTAAATGCCTTATCCATAATATCCTCCTGTATGAATAATTGTTTTTACTAAGACGGCAGGGTTGTCAGCCCTGCTCTTTTAAGATTGTGAAAATAGAATTATCACTGACAACAATATTTCCTGTATCATTAATAGACACTTCAATCATTTTAACCTCCTTGATTAAAGTTAGAGTTACTAAAACGAGGTTGGGTTGGGGGGCTTGATTGCCCCCCACCAATTATTTGCTAAAGATGTAAGGGTTATTTACTTCTCTTAATTCAATTTCAAATTTACTAATTTTCTCTTGAATGTTGAGAAATTTTCGGCAGTAATTTTTAACATTTCTTAATGCCTTTTTATCTTTTGCCCTTTCTTCTTCAGTGTAAATATTTCTTTGATTTATGTATTTAATATTTTCTAAATTAATTAAATGATAATCACTTGTAGAAATATCAATTACAAATCCGTCTTGCCAAAGCAAACCATTGCCCCAGATTGTTAACGTATAACGTTCAGGGAACACTTGATTTTTCATAACGCTTACACTGTATAAAGGTAATTTTTCCCAAACTGCAGTTTGTATTCTTTTGCTTGGTTTTTTACCTTCAAAAGATTTTAGAACCTCAAGAACATTATTAAAAAGAAAATCTAAAGTTTCCAATCTTTTAATTTTTTCCTTTAATTTCTCTTTTATTTCTGTCTCGTTGACTCTTGCAAATGTACTTATTTCCATAATATTTATCCTCCTTATTATGAATTAATTTATTACTAAGACGAAACCAAGCAACCAATTTGGAGGGGTTGCTTGGCGTTGTCTTGGGTTCTTTCGTTTCGGTTTATTAAACTTTGAATTTAATCCAAGGCTTGCGACTTGGAACCATACACCACCCACAGTTTCGGCTTCATTCCTGACTTTCACAGTTGTTCACTTAGTAATTTGTTTCAATAACCTAGACTTGAAAACATAATCAAATATTTACCCTTGGATGAATATTTTTTCTGTAACAAGTAACCACCACATGACCAGACAACCTCAACGATTAAATAATAATGTAGCTTTGTATTTTACTTTTAGTTATTTACTTAGGACTGCTTTTCTCATTCAACAGAACTTGTAGATGTTGCACGTTGCTTGTTATAAAAATCCTTCGGACTATCTCAGCAGGGCAGTGCCACGCCCTCCATAACCGAGATGATGAGTATTCAACTAACCCCCCAAGGGGTGACAGTCTTTTATTCTGTGACCAGTTCACATCAACCCAGTTTGAACCTACCTGAAAGGACTTACCGACTATGATGTCGGAGCCCCCCTCTTGGAAATCCAGTGCCTCAACGGTTCGGGTTAGAGTCGCATTTATCGAGCCTCTTTTGTGATGCCTCCTATCGTAGCTTTCAAATTCTACTCTTGTGAGCCAGTCGCCTGACCCGTTCCAGTACAGAACCAAAAGGGGGACTTCATTCCCCCCCCATTTCCAGAAGGTCTATCAACCTCAAACAACAACCACTAAAATTATGGTAACACCATATAAAATAATATGTCAAGCACTAATTTAAAACGGGATAATGTGACACATTCATTTAAATATAATTTCAACCTGATAAAATAAAAAAGACTATGAGCAGGAAAATAAAATTAGACAATAAAAAGATTGAGTTAATTAAGCAGGATATAGAAAGGCTTGGACTACATCCCACAAGTGCCATAATTCGACGGTGTGGGGTTTCTGAGTCTGTGGCTATGGGTTGGCTCCGTTTTGGTGAAAAAGTCCGTGTAACATTAGATACAGAGACTGAAACAGATACTATAGATACTGTTACTGTTACAGATACTAAGAATCAGAATCCTAGCGACAGATACAAGCAACTGACACTAAAACTGCATGATACTGTTACTGAGGCTGTTACTGAGTTTGAGGCTCTGCAATTAACGGAATTAACGACTGCACAGAATGAGGCTGTTAAGAGTAAAAATAGCCAGTGGCTGTTGTCTAAAAAATATCCTGACCGATACGGTGACAATAAGAACCAGACGACAATTGACGACCAAGCCAATGCCCTAATCCAAGCATTAATAAATATAAATGTGCCAATCTCAGAAGATAAAAAGCCAATAGAGGACACGGCGTAACGCTGTATAAAACGCCGTAACACATTCTAAACTCAGATAGGACAAAATTCCAAACAGTTGGGAATCATTCCAAACAGAAGAGGGACATTCTCAAAAGCATTCTAAATAACAAAATGGGAACGAATGGGAACGTAAGGCACAATGAGGCATGATACCCCCAAAGCCCCAAAAGCCCGTCTATGAGCCCCTGAGAGCCTCTGAGAGGTGCGTATGATTCGGATTCGGAAAAAAAAATGCGTGTGGTGGGGTGGATGGGTGGTCTGGGTAGTGTCGGTATCATCGTGTCGGTGTCAATGTGTAGGTAGCAAGGGGGGTGGTTCTTGTGGTCGCACATCGGTCTGTGTCTGTGGTACTACCTCCTGAAAATTTTATGCTAAAATGTGTCTCATGATACATGAACAACGTGATGCTTTATTCAGTGCCATAGGTTACAAGCCTACGGCTGCACAGCTTGAGATACTCAATGATGAGGCAAGATTCAAACTGGTTGCCGGTGGCGTAAGAGCAGGTAAGTCCAATCTTGGTGCTATGTATATGTTTGAGAAGATAATGTCCAAGATTGTAGAAGACCCTGATGCTGCTTCGGGCAGTGTCTATTGGCTAGTGGCTGCTGATTACGAGAGAACTAGGGGTGAGTTTGACTATCTTGGAGATGCCTTCAACAGGCTAGGTGTAATTAAACGTGCCACGAGGCAGGTTGACCCCGGATACATCGAGGTGTCCGTTGGTTCTAAGAACCTAAAACCGTTGGTAATCAAGACTAAATCTGCGACTGACTACAGAAAACTTGCGATGGAAGCCCCGATGGGCATCGTTGCTTGTGAGGCTTCGCAGTTAGACCAAGAAAGTTATTGGCGATTGATGGAGAGAGTAGCAGAAAAGCGTGGTTGGGTATTCCTAGAGGGTACTTTTGAGGGTAGTCTAGGATGGTACCCCCAACAATTTACGTCATGGCAATCACCGGGTATACAAAATTTAGAGAGTGCAAAAAGTTTTTCACTACCTACATGGACTAATACGCATATATTTCCGTTGGGAGAGCACGACCCTGAAATAGAAAAGATGAGAACTGAGCATTCCGAGGAGTGGTTTAATGAACGTGTCGCCGGAATCCCGAGTCCTCCGAGTGGATTGGTGCATCCGTCATTCAATGTAAACGTTCATGTAAGAGAAGTTGAGTATGACCCAGACGAGATTGTGTATCTTGCAGTTGACCCGGGGTACTCAAGGATGACCGAAAGTGCGTATGCCGTTGAGGTGTGCCACATAATCGATGGGCAGGTGCAGGTATTTGACGAAATTTACGAGAGAGAATTGATTGCTTCCGACATTATCGAGGTAGCCAAGAAAAGATTTTGGTGGAATAACACGGATAAGTTTGGCGTGATTGACGTTGCAGGAAATGCACACGCCGGAGCCATGCCATCAAACACTGAGATATGGTTTAAAGAAGCAAATATAATTATGCAAAGCCAGCCCGTAAAGATTATTGACGGTATTGAGAGAATGAACAGTATGCTCAAGCCAGACCCAATAGACATGGAGCCCGGAATAGTCATTGACCCTACTTGCAAAGGACTGATTTCTGAACTTGGAGGAGGACCAAATCCGTTTGACGGACAGGTCAGAGTTTACAGTTGGCAGATGAACCGAGAAGGTGGGGTAGTTGGAAATGTTCCAAGAGACAAGTATAATCATGCTGTAAAGGCATTAACTTATCTGATGGTAAATCAGTTTGGTTATGCCGGTAATGAAAACTATTCAAGGGAGATTATCCCAGTGACGAGATTTAGATAATGGCTAGAAAGACACAAGACGAAATAGTTGCTGATGTTTTAAATAAAATAGAAACACTATTTGACCAAGACCAACCTTTACATGACAGAATGGACATGGATTACTCCTCATGGAGATTAACTCACTTTGTCCCAGACGAAGAAGAAGGTGTCGACCCAGAAGATGCTTACACAACTAACTCACTAAGAACATTAGCAGACAAGATAGAAAGTTTTATTTCTGGTTCTGAGCAAGTTGTAAGAGTGCACAATGATGCTGCAGACGAACAGAAACGTGCTGCAAACGACAACTTAGAAAGATTAGTCATTGGAATGCACAGGCAAATAAACAAGAGATTGCAAAGAAAAGGTGAGCCTTTGCTTGTATCTCAGCTTGCTTGGTACTCTACGGTACGAGGTGGTAGGATAGCAGCGAGGTCACTGCTTAGAAAGAAACCAAACGGTGATACTTTTGCAGAGATAAAACCACTAGACCCAAGACATTTGGTTGTCCAGTACGGAGAAGAAGAACCAATCTTTGCAGCTTACAGAATGACTCAAACAAGGTCAGAGATAAGAGACACCTACAAGAATTTTAAATTTTACGATGTAACGCTTGACGATGGTCACGAAGTAGAGTTTGTTTACGACTGTTACGAAAGACAGATTGTAAACGGTGAAGTCAAATACATGAACTATGTAATTATTGATGACCATTATGCCAAAAAACCGGCAGACACTTTTGCAATGATGTTCCCGATATGCACTGTTCCTGTTGGGAGTGTACCCTTACTTGCTACATCTGACACAGGAATGCGACAGATTGATAGTATGGCAGACATTGAAGACCCAATAAAAGACTTCTCAGAATCAATTTTTGCTCCTAACAGGGACATCATTAAGTTTAAAAACAGAGTTTTCTCATACAGGATGGCACTTGCTGCAAGAGCAGTAGACCAAGCCTACAAGGTTTCATCGTTAGACGGAACTAAGGCATTGGAAGACAACCCGTCAAAGAAGGGGTCACAAATAAATGTGTCAACTCAAAACCAAGAAGACGTACAGCCACTACCGTTGTCACAATCACCAAGAGATGCAGACGTATTGCTTGGTGCAATCAATGACGATGAAGTAGACGGTGGATTACCACCACAGGCTTTTGGAATATTGCAAGCACCGATATCTGGTTATGCGATGAGACAGCTTGGAACTAACATAGAACAGAAAGTTATTCCAAGACTTACAGCAGTTCAGAACTTACTTGAGATGTCTTTTGAACATTTGATTATGATGTACGAAACTAAATCGTACAAGGCGTTGAATGTATCGGGTAAAACATACGCAAAGATGCCTTTTGATGGACCGATAAAACCAGATGACATAAAAAACCACGGTGATTTAACATTTACTTTACTGCCTGCATTACCAGAAGATGATATGCAAAGATATTCAATTGCACAGATGGCAACTCAACCTACAGCAACTGGTGAGTCGCTTGTGTCTATGGACTTTGCTAGAGACAGAATTCTTAGAATGCAAGATGCAGATTTAGAAAGACAAAGAATATACGAACAGATTGCAAGAACATCGACACCGATTATGCAGTTAGTTCAGCTTTACACTGCAGCAATGAAGAGTGGTGATGAGCAAATGGCTCAACATTACTTGCAAGAAATTAAAATTGCTGAAGAACAAAAACAGATGCAGGAACTTGCACAACGTATGGCATTTATGCAACAATATGGACAGATGCAGCAACCAATGGCACCCCCTCAGCAGGGAGCCCCTACATCGAATGGAGTAAGACCAGAGGTCATGCCTAATGCAGCCATGGGAGGCATACCGAATACTCCATCACCTAACCAAGGCAATAACACGGCAGCACCCAGACCCGGAGCCCAAAGTGAAAGAACTCAATTACTTAGAAGTATAGGATTAGAAGAAGAATGAGGTATTATCAAATAACAGTTAGGTTGCCAAACGGAAGCACTCAAACTTTTTTCGTTCAAGCAACTAGCGAGGCAGAAGCACAAAGAAGAGGAAGGCAGTTTGGAGTTGGTGACATTGAAGACTCTGGTGCAGCAGTTGTAACAGTAGATGGCGTGCAAGATGGTTTACCAGAAAACGCTACAGTTTTTAATTCACAAGGTCAAAACATTGGTTCAAGAGCATTCAACACAGGTGCATTTACACAAGAAGGTGATTCTGGACAATTACGACAAGACTTTTTAGAACAATTTTTACCAGATTTTACAAGTCCATTTGTTCAAGGAAGGCAAGCTGTTGGAAGAGCATTGCCAAACATAGATATTACAGGTGGTTTTGGTCGTGCAGCAGCAAATTTATTGTCACAACCTTTAGTTGCAGCAAGAAATATTCAAACAGCAATAAATCAACAAGGTGCACCATTAAGACTTACTGGTAATCCTTTTCAACAAGCAGCACAAACATTCCAAAATTTAGTTGGAATGGGTAGAAACAGTGATAATCCTTTTTTATCTGAATTACAGAACCCACAATTAGGAGTGGGAACTGGTGTTAGTCGAAATCCTTTTGCCATAGAAGCAGAACAGTTAGCAAGAGGTGCTGCTAGAAATAGGTTTGGCTCTTTATTTGCTAATCGATTTTTACCAACATCTGCACAGGTGTTACAAGATTTTCAAGAAAGTGAAGGTTTTGGAAGAGAAAATACATTCTTACCATTCTTACAACAAAGATTTGGTTTGGGATAAAGGGGGCACAACATGGTAATGGGACCAGATTACTCTGCAGGCAATTTATTTGCATCTACACTAGAGGATACTGATTTAGGTAGGCAAGCCTTACTTCAATCTTTTTTACCTGAAGCACAAGGTTTTAATCAAAGAAATTTTTTTAGAAATCTTTACAAACCTGTATTCACTGATTACTTAGGTGTATACGGAAGAGCAGGTAGAATGGGTCAAACACCCCCAACCTTCCAACAATACATACAAGGTCTTGACTTCCAAGATATGTT